TACCAATCGGTTCTTGTAACGTGTCATGATATCACGAATATATTGTTCGGCCTTGAGTTTTGGTAAGTTTCCTACATCAATATAAAAAATTCTTCGTTCTGGTGCTCGTGAAATTCTGTAAATAACGATTGCATCTTCCACCATCCGTAATTGATTCAGTGGTTTTATCGCTTTATGGAGATAAGACATTACCATATTTTTTTGTGGATTCAATAACCCAGAAGTAGTATATGCAATACTATCACCAGAAATCAATATTCCAGAAGAAGACCGCTTATCCAATCCCGCTTCATTATATTGATAATGAGGAACTATCTCTATTTTTGCTGTTCTGGGGTCGGCAGTTTTTTCCTGTTTCACTTGTTTCATTTTTTTAATTTTAGTAGCATCCAAACTTCGGAGTTCTACTATTCCACGTTTAGGATCACTTTCGTCTATCATGATGTGATAATATAATTTTCCTTCAACATACCATCTTCGGAATATTTCATGGCCATAATTATTAAAATTGAGAAGGTCTAATATAGAAGTAAATTCTGTTTGAACTTTTTTCTTAATTCCTTCTGTTAAATCTGTTTGGTCAAGATTTATTTGTACTGGTGGGTTTGGTTCATCAACTACTATAGCTTCATTTACAATATTATCAACTGCTATTTCACAATCAGAAGTTTGTGACATTTCACGATATTTGTAAACAAGGTCAACTTCATTCTTATATTGCCCTTCAATGTCAAGATAAGAACCATATGCACCCGCTCCAGATACCATCTGAGAACCATCATCATTCTCTGGAAGAGTAAATGCAGGAACATTTGCGCCTGGTTTTTCTTGACTTTTTCTTTCAATTTTGAAACCGAATATTTCAAATGCCATAATTTAATCTCCTAAGTTGTTGATTCCCAATAATCATAAGTCCAAGTACAAGTATATTCTTCAATATCTTGTGTGCCCCAATCTAAATTAATAGTAGATAATGCGGTAGGAAATGCCCCTACAAACTTATATGTCTTAATCGCTTTACCATCTTTACCATGTTGAACTACTGATATATCCTTTTTATAATCTGCATTATCACCTTCTTTCAAATTAGAACTCATTTGTGTATCTCTAGTATTTAGTTTATGATTTGACACTAAATTCATCCACTGTTCAAGAGCTATTCTAATTCCAAAATCTTCATCATTAATTATGGTTGTGTCCCATGTATCAAAAGTTCTATCCCCTGCAACTTTTATTGATTTCCCATGAAAGAATACTTCATGAGTGCCAATATTAGAGGCCGGAATTGTTGTCCCTTTGATAAGAAATTCGGCTTTGGTGGGTGGTGAGGTTACACCAGTAGGATATAGGAGTTCAACCTTGAACAAAGAGGGACGAGCCCCTCCTTGTTTAAGACCTGTTTTGAACTCCGTTACTGAGAATGCCATTCATTATAAATCCAATTATGTGTAAGCAATTGTAGAAACAACTTCTTCTTGTTTTTTACCATGACTCCAAAAATCATATGCCCAAGTCACAGTATATTCTTCCACAGCATCATTTGACCAATCAAGTGCAATTTCACTCAATTCAGTTGGCCACATATTATAAAATTTGTATGATTGTTTATCTGTACCATCTACACCAACCTGAGTAATTGTTCCTTCGCCTGGTGTATTTGTCATTCCAAGTGCAGGAGATCGTTCTCCATCTGCCGCACCAGAAAGGCGATACATCCAATTCATAATTTTATTACGAATTGAAAAATCTTCATCATTTAAAATTGTTGTAGACCAGTTATCATAAGTTCTAAACCCCGACATTTTATATGCTCTCCCTGCATAATTCATAGCAAGAGGAGCAATATTTGCAGCAGGAATCGCTCCCGCTTTGACAAGGACATTCTCTGTTGATATAAGAGAATAAGTACCAGAAGAATCTGTAATACCTATTTTGAATAATGATGGTCTTGCGCCCCCAACGGCTTTTGTACCGAAAAGATTGCTTTTAAATTCTGCTACTCCAAACGCCATTGTTTTCCCCTATGCGAAAGTATAATAGTTATATGTCCAAGTAACATCAAACTCTTCAATATCACTTGCTGTATCGTAACTCAATGCAATTTCTGCGATTGCACTTGGCCAACAATCAACGAATTCAATTGTTTGAAGAATTTTACCATCTCCTTCTTTACCATATTGATTGAGTTTCACAGTTCCAGCAAAACCATTAGATGTAACATGTTTAGTATTCATTATATTAGTTCCAGTATGATTTATTTCTTGCATCCATGTTTCCAATTCAGCACGTTCATGTCCACCTTCAGTTTGAATGATTGTTGTAGACAAATCTCCAAAAGTCATATCGCCTGGAATTTTAACTGTTCTTCCAAAATACTGTCTTTCAATTGGTGTTATAGTCAAAGGTGGAAGAGCCGACACTCTACAAAGATATTTCATATTGTCAAACTTTCCAGTAGTTACTCCATCGGGAGTATCAGATACCGTCAAATCAAATAAACTTGGACGGGCGCCCCCCGAAGCGAGCGCACTTTGAAATGTTGATAGACTAAATGCCATTTGATTTCTCCGAATATTATCGTTTTAATTATTTATATCAAACAGCACCTACAACCTCAGAAAATTCTACACCAGAACGAACGGCGACAAAATTCAACTGTATGAAGTTGATAGCTCTTGATGGTTTAATAAAAATGTCTCCTCTAAATTGATTAGAATCAACAACTTGTGCTGTATTATTTGAAGAATCACAAATAACACGGAAATCAGTGATTCCACCTCTTCCTTGAATATCACGCAAGAAAGGTTCAACCATTGAAACAAACTGAGAACGTGTAAATTCATCATTGAATTCAAACAACTGAAATCTTGCAGCGTTTGCAATCGCTTTTTCCAGAAGAATAAACAACCGCCTTACATTGATACGGTCAAATGCAGATGGTTTAGTCAATTGTGTTTTATCACCATAAAGAACTGTACCTTCGCCTGGGAACGCAACAACTGGATTTATTTGTGCGGAATAAAGTTTATCTCTTTCCGCTAATTTTGGATTAAATGGAAGTTTGACAACACCTTTAATTTGACCCCGTGTAAAACCACCTGGCGAAAAGAAAGGATCTCTATCTGCATCTGTTCTTGCACAAAGACCAGCAATATCACCATTTAATGGAACAAAACGAAATTTATCGTTATGTTTGTCATATTGATACTTCCAACCAGAATCCATAACAGCATAAGAAGAATTCATGTTTACAGTATCACGATAATCAACTACATTATCTGTAGCGACAGATGAATTTGTAACTGCTCCACCAATAACATCTGAACTTTGAGGAGAGAAAAAGGCAACACAGTCTTTGCGATATTCTGCAATATTTTGAACTACGTGTCTTACAACTGTTGAACTATGACTTCCAGTTGGAACCAAAGAAACATCCACATCTTCTGCTGATTTAAACAAATCGTAACCACGAATATAATCACCATTTGAAGGAGCGGCATTTCCGTCTGTTCCACCTTGAAAACTTGTTGAAAGTGCAGATGTAGGCATGATAAATGCATTTTGTGTACCACCACCTCCACCTGTAATAGTTTGAGCAAGTGCTGCGGCCGCAGTAATACCCCATCCATGAAAAGTACCAGCAGTACCACCACTAGGACTTGCAACTGTCGCTCCACCTCCAGTATCAACTGTTTCAGTGGAATCTCCACCAGTTGATATCGGAACATTAAAAATAGGATGGTCTAACCACCAAACGAAATCTGAATTATTATTTAAATAATCAGCATAATAGATGTTTTCTCCGTCCGAACTCTTTGCACCTTTTATTACCGAAAGATTTGCATGTGCTTCGAGAACCTCATCTAATTGTCCCGACCAATTTCCATCTTCGTCAACTATTGCAACATGAATTTCATCTGATGATAAACTTTTATCTACAGCATATACTGATGTAGTAGGCGCTCCGTCTGAAAATGCACCTGCATATTCCCATTTTCTTTCATAATTTGCAGCGGAATTTACACCAATAAATTTATTATTTACAGTAATTTCAGTATCACTTCCAATAGCAGTAACTCTTCTTGATTCTCCACCCACTATAATTAAATCATTTACACAAAATTGTGCGGAAAATACTGTAGCGGTTCCTGTTACTGTTTTTGAATCAGCGGTAGTTGCAACTGTTCCTGCCATTTGAGCTTGAGGTTGTGAAAAAGTTGAACGTGCTCTTTTCCCCCATGTAGTTGCAGAAATATCACTTATTGTACCACTTAAAGGAGTTCCTGTTGCAGCATCTTCAGCAGTTACTGCCGTGACTACAATTCCACCACCAGCACCATTGATATCAATAATATCTCCCACTCTAAGTTCTTTTCCGAATGTGGTACTGGTTCCAGCGATAACACCACCTGAACTTGTCCATGCAACTGTTCCTCCACCACCAGTAACAGTTGATGCACCTTGCATTGCAGGAGCATCAGCGGGACACCATGAAATTTTAAATGTATTACCTAAATCTCCTGCCCATTTTGCAGCTGTTGAAGCAACAAGACTTGTTGCATTTGTACCACCAAATGCAGGGTCATATGAATCATAATAATGATCCGATGATTTAATCTGAACATCTTCATATGATGCTGTATTTGCTGAAGCGTTCTTTGGTGAAGCTGCACTAGAAACTGTAGTATTCGCTGCACGAACTACATTTATTGCACCAGTATATGTTAAGAAATTAGCAACAGTAAAAAATTGTTCAAAATTATCATCGTTTGGTTTTTGAAAAATTTCTACTAAATTATCTTCGTCTGTTATCAGCGAAACTTCTTCGATTGGGCCCCAACGAAATCTCCCAGCAAATCCGCCAGTTGATGTTCCAGCTGCGACTACTACATTAGTTAAGTCTATTTCTGAGGTGTTTACGCCGGGACTTACTAGAAAGGCCATTGTGTTCTCCGTAAAATATTATGAGTTTTTATACGTTAATTAGATTACTCTACAGAATATTTATAAATAACAGTAATTGATGAATAATATTTAGTGTACGGTAAATATGAAGTTTCCTCAAAAAGCAATAAATCGTTTCAATATAAAAGTCAATAAATCAGATAATTGTCATATTTGGAATGCGGCCAGACAAAAACAAGGATATGGAATGTTTTCCTATGATGGGAAATCTATGCCTGCACATAGATTTGCATATCTTTTACACAATGGGAATATTGAAGAAAATATGGTTGTCCATCAAACTTGTGAAAATAATGGATGTGTAAATCCAAATCATCTCATTCTTCAATCTAAAAGTCAAAACAAAAAAAGTTATACTTCTGTACGTGTCAGTCGTGAAATGATAGAAAAAGAAAGTGTAAAATTTCTTTATCGACTTCGTAACATTAGACCAGAATTAGAAAAAGAAATAGATTCTCTTCTTGCATTATTAATTACTGAAAAAATGAAAGATGACGATGATGATTTTGGGTTTAAATCAGAAATCAAAAAGACTGATTATCTCTAAAAATATTCAAATTGATTTTTATCACCGGCCGGAACCCAAGTATTTTTGTCGCCAGGTATAGAATATTCATCGGGGTCATGTCCATCTTCAATGAATCCAAATGGAACTAATTCCTCTTCTATTATTTTCATTTGTTCCGCAAACATTTTTTCACGAATATCTTGGTCAGTCATTTCTCTAAAATATCGTTGTTGTACCAACCAAGAAAATAATACACAAGTCATCACCAAATCATCATGTGCTCCATCATCCGCTTCCCATGATGTACTTTTTCCGATAAAAGTTGTCATCTCACTTATTGTATCAAAATCATCAATAAGTAAATTATCTCTTTCTATTAAATCTTTAAGAGTCGCACATCCGATTCGTTTGACTTGTTTTGTTGTACGAATTCCCATCGATACATTTTTCGCAAATCCCCCTCCAATTTGTTGGCCGTTTCTTCCATGCATTGTTACCATCATCATGTTTTCGTATTCCAAATCATGATAAAGTATGTCAGTAACTTGTTGACCTATATCATTGACTTCCACTAAAACGAAAGCTTCATTATATTTTTGAGCAGTTGTGTAGATGATGTTTGGATACAACATTGGTGAAATATCATTCTTACGATACTTTGCAACTTGTCTGTATGGTTGATTGGTTACATCAAATACTGAAAATGCAGAATAATCAAGTCCCACCCCTCTTGCAACATCACATATCATAACGTATGTGTGATTAGATATAGGTTCTTGGTATACATCCAAACCATCGTTTATAAAAACTGGTTTCTTAAAAGGCATCGACATAAGTTTTTCAGTCGAAATGAGCGTATTAGAACTACCAAGAAATGAACACTCAAATTCCTGCTGAAACTGGCGTTCTGAAGTATTCCGTATCGTTTTATCTTTCCACTCTTGATCTCTGTCTGGAACTTGTGACCAATGAACGGAAATAGGAGAATAATCATTTTGTTTTTCCTCTGCATCTGTCCACAGCTTGTAAAACATATTCATGCCGTTTGGAGTTGAAACGATGAATACCTTTGTGGTTTTACCAGATGAAATTGTAGGATATACTGAACTGAAAAATTCTTCAGAAATGTTTTGAGGAACAAACGCAAATTCGTCCAAGAAAATAATATTGAAAGAACCACCACGAATTGCAGAACCAGATGTAGAACTTGCGAGAATCTTAGAGCCGTTTTCCAACTCAATATTCCCCTTATTCCAAATTAAAACTCCTTGTTGCAACCACTTCGGCATATGTTCGTATGCAAGTTGCAATCTTCCAAGAAGTTCCATTGCAGTTGCCTTTTTGTTCGCAAGGACTGCAACCGAAACATTTTCGTTAAAAAGAATATAATGTAGAAGGTATGCAAGGATAGTAGTGGATTTACCAGATTGTCTGGCCATTTTACAGATTACAAATCGTTCATTGTGAAATCTGTCAATCATGTCCTTCTGATAATCACGAACATCAAAATCAATTAATCCTTCATCAACCGAAACAATTTTTATATGTTCTCTAACAAAATGAAAGGGGTCTTGTTGACAACGGATATATTCGCCTACCTGTTCCTCTGTCCAATCTTGTTGGATATATGCAGATTTAAGAAGAGGATTCCCTAAATAAGTTCCGTGTTCAGTCATTTATTCTGATTCTGGATTCATCTTTGCTCCTTGTTCTGCCCGATTCTTATAATCACGATCATCAAAATCAATTAATCCTTCATTAACCGAAACAATTTTTATATGTTCTCTAACAAAATGAAAGGGGTCTTGTTGACAACGGATATATTCGCCT